ACTTCTTGCGTCTCCGCTTGGGCGTGGCGTCGGCCGTCTCCACGTCGTGCTCGACGGCGGCCGTCTCGATCAACTCCTGCTGCCGGTCCTCCACCGCGAACCGCTTGGCGATCAGTTCCGCCGCCAAGCCGCCGGGGATCTCCACGACCTGGCCGGGGCGGTAGTTGCGGAACGATCGCAGCATCCTTAGTTTCTTCATTGGGGCACGCTCCATGCAGTTTCGGGCTTCTTCCCGCCGTTGGTGAATTCAGTCGTCCATTGAAAGACCGGCTTGCCGAGGTTCTGCCCCGGCCACGTCACGACATACTCGCCGTGGCCCAGGACCACGCGCGGCGTGATGAAGACTCGGTTGCCGCTCTCCCGCCAGTTCCGCCAAAACCAGATGTCATCATCCACGCGGCCGTCGTTCCACGAGCCATCCGGTCCGGGCTTCGACCAGAACCAGGGCTTCTTGCACCGCTTGAGGGCCGCCGTGCTGATGACCGTCAGCCCGAAGTGAGCCGTGTCCACCTCCTGCACGGGCTCCGCAAACCACGACGCAGGCAGGGTGGTCTTGCCGTCCTCGGGCGGGTTGTCGAGCGTGCCGGGCAGCGTGAGCATCGGTCGGCCGTCTTCGCGTTTCGTTTGCAGCCCCGTCAGCGCGTCGCACTGAAACGTCAGCGCCATCGCGAAGAGGTGCTCTACGTCTTCACGACAGAAAAACGTGTCGTAATCAATGAGAAGAAGGAACTCTGCGGTGTCGATAAATTTTTCCATCACGCGGGTGTTCACTTGGCTCCAGAACGCACCCGTGCCCATCGTGGGGCGAATCCCCAGCGGCATGAGTGCCTGAGCCCATGCGAAGTGATTGGCCGTAAACGACAGCCGTGGCATCGACAGCACGGCCTCAACGCGAACGTCGGCTTCGGTGCCCCCAACCTTGACGATCATGTGCTACCTCAAAAAGAGAGCGGGCCGCCCCGTAGTGGAGCGGCCCGCCCAGTTTGCACATCACGTCAAGCCGTCAGGCTCACGCACCAACGAGGCCGATGACCGGACCGGCGACGGTCGAGGTGCCCAGGTTCGGATGCGCGATTGCAACCCTGGCCACCGCGCGAATCACGGTCTGGTCGCTGAGGAAGTTCACCTGATCGCTGGAGGCGATCTCGATGCCCTGCCGCACGCCGTAGTAGGAGCTGTTGGCCATGTTGCCGTACAGCGCCATCACCACGCCCGTCGAATCCGCACCGCTCGGGAGCCGGTCGGTGAGAACCACCGGGCTGCCGAGGAACGTCAGGCCCATGCCCTGCGACAGGCCGACCGAGCCGCCCTGGTTCAGATCGAGAGCCTGCATGCAGGTCGCGAAGAAGAACGGCGAGCAGAACCACTTGGCACCCTGCCGCGAGTGCTGCGGCACGGCCGCCATCATCGCGAGCAGGTTGGCCTTGGTCACCTCGTCGGGGGTGTCACCGGCAGCGGTCACGAGCGACGCCGCGTAGGTAGCACCCGAGGAGGCGAGCAGGCCGCCCGTGTGGCTGGTCACAAGACCGGCCACGCCGGGAGCGTTCGCCGGGTTGCCGCTCCACGCAGCCGCCTCGACGGCGTTGGCGAGCGACAGACCGAGCTCCGTGGCGATGAAGTCGGCGATCGACACGATGGAGTCCTGGAGCAGTTCGCTCGCGACAACCACCGCGCCCGTCACCTTCTTCGCCGTCAGCGAGACCTGATTCATGGTCGGGTCGCTGGCAGTGATCGCCGTGTTCTCGTCGATCCAGTAGGCCGTCGTGCCGCCCGTCCGACGCGGGAACTGGAGCACGTCGCTCGGCATCGTCACGCTGGTGGCGTTCTGGGCGAAAGCGGAGTACTGATCGACGAGCCGGATGACCGTCGAGGAGAGCACGTCAGGCACCACGGCCGAACCGCTGTTCGCCGAGGTCGAACCCATCGCACGGGCCTCGACGCCGTGATCCTGGCACCACCGCTTGGCCTCGGCGTCGCCGCTCTTGGCCTTCAGCCACATGCCCGTCTTGTAGGCATCCTCGACGCTGTTGAACGCACGCAGGCGGCCCGAGAAGGGAACGGCCTCGATGCGAACCTTGGGCTCATCGGCGCGGACCTCGGGGGCGGGCGAGCAACGCTCGACCACCGACCGCAGGCTCTTGGCCGACTCGACGACCTTCTTCTCGAAGTCGATCTTGGCGGTGAGTTCGTCGGCACGCTTGTTGAGGTCGATCAGTTCGACATCGCGAGCGGTCGTGTCTTCGGCCTCGATCGCACGAACGGCGTCGATCCGGTTGGCGAGGGCAGCCGCCTCGTCCTGAAGCTTCTTGAGGTTGTCCACTTGTGGTTCTCCGAGGCGGTATTGCCTAAGAGCCACGATGCCGTCAGCGGGCCGACCTCTTGCAGAACCGCACTTCGGAAAGTGTTGTTTTCACAAACGCCACCGCCCGAGCCCCGCACCGGGGGCAGCGCAGATACCGCTGCCGCTCGTCACCGCAGGGGCGGCTGGAACGGCAACGGAGTTTCTCGCCGCAGGTGCAGCGTGCTTCAGACACGGCGAAGCCTCAGTGCCCACGCCGCAGCGGCGTCACGGACCAGCGAACGCACGGCCCTCTTCACTTCGGGCTCGGCATCGGCGTCGGCTTCGACGGCCGCAGCCTGCTCTGCCAGCCACGCTTCATAGGACCGCCGGGACACCACCGCAGTCGTCGCACTGCCGTAGGCTGGCACGTTCACGGGGCCGACCTCGTAAAGGCCGGAAGCCTCCACGATCTCGCGGATCGCCTTGCCGCCTTCGTCCGTCGTGTAGCGCTCACCCTTCTGGCTCACGGTGAAGGCGAAGGAGCTTCCCGTCAGCAGGCGAGCCCGCACCAGGGCGAGAACGTCACGGCCCGCCGAGGTATCCGGCGGCTCGACGACATACGAGATGCCACGCTCGTCGGCGATGATCTCAAGCGTTCCGGCCGACTCGCGGCCCAGCAGCATGTCGCTGTTGTGGTTGTAGTAGCTCAGGATCTCGCCCTTACCCCGCTGACGGTTCAGCACCTTGTCGAAGGCACCGGGCAGGATTCGCTCGCGAAAGCCACCGAGGTCGAGGGAGAGCCGGTTGTAGGGCACCGCCAGCCCACGGATCGCCTCGCGCCCGCTGGTGCGCGTCTCGATTTGCAGTTCGCACTCGGGGGCTTCGTCTACGGTCAGGCAGCGGCGTTCAATTTCCATCGGTGGAATCCTCCTGTTCGGCTTCATCCTCGGCGTCGTCGGCCGGGCTGTCTTCCTCATCGACGGGCGGCGCTGGCATCGGCTCCGGTGCCGGTTGCTCCTGGCCAACCTTGTCGAGCGTGGTCATGTTGAGTTGCACGAAGTGCTTGTCGCCTTCCGGCCCGATCGGGTTCAGGTTCTCAAGCTCGCGGATCTCGTTGATCGTCATCCACCCGTTTTGCAGGGCTGAGACGTAGTAGGCCGACCGGCTCGCGTGGTCGCCACGCAGCAGGCCCGAGACGCTGTGCTCGGCAAAGTAGGTCTCGTCGTCCACGATGAGGTCGCGCGAGATCGCCGCCTCCCACCGCTTCAGATGCGGCAGCAGGCAATGCTGGACGAACTCCGTGCCCTGCACCTCGATGTTGCTGTAGGTGCTGCGGTCCAGTTGCTGAACCATGTGAGGCGGCACGCGAAAAATCCTGCAGCACTCGTACACAGCGAAAGACCGGCTCTCAAGCATCTGGGCAGCCTCGTTGCTGCTGCTCAGTTCGTGGGCCTTCACGCCCGCAGGCAATACTGCCGTTCTATGAGCCCTATCGCTGCCGCGATGCAACCTTTCCCAAGACTCCCGAAGCCGCTCCGCAGCCTCTGCCGGGATTGGGTTCTCGGCCTCAAGCACAACGCCGGGGCGAGCATTGTTCCCAAAGAACGTCGCTGCGTGCGTCTCAAGGGCCTGCGAAAGGCCGATGACATTGGAGAAGAGTTTGTAGGTGGGGATCGCCCGAATCCCGTCTTCCGTGGTGAACCGCAGGGCGAAGATCTGGTCTTGGCTGTAGATCGTCTCGCGCCCGCTCGGCTCGCGATACCGATACCGCAGCGTCCCGTCAGAGAGCCGCTCGACTTCCATGCGGCTGGAGTGCAGCGGCCACAGTTCCGAGACGGCACCTCGAGCACCGGGGCGGATCTCGGCGTAGCTCGCACCGTAATGCAGGTACATGCCCGTCATCCAATCGCGGAACTCCTGCGCCGTCTGCCAGGGGTTGGGCTGCTGATGGAGCAGGCGATACACGGGGTGGCTCGTGGCCCTGGCCTTGCCACCGTTCGCCATCCGCTCGTAAACGTGGAGCGGCAAAGCGGAGACGGCATCCGAGATCACGCGGATGCAGGCCGTGTAGGCCGAGCAGGCCATGCTGTTGTCGGCGTTGACGCGGATGCCCGAGGGCGTGCGAGACGGCGAAACCTCGGGCCAGTCGATGCCACGCAGGTCGAACATCCTGAAGTCGGCGGCGTTTTCGCTCATAACGAGATGATGTCCCAGGATTGTTCGGGTGGCGGGGCCGTGGCCGTCGCGTGAATGCCGAGGGCCATCGTCAGCGCCACGATGCCGTCGATGCGTTCGTTGGATTTCGCCTTGCTGGGCTTGATGTTTCCGGCGTGGTCCTGCTGAATCGCCACGTTCGACGCCTGCCACGCCAAGACGGGATGCCCGCCGTGGTGCAACTTGCCGCCCACCACCAGCGCCTCAAGCTGCTTGGCGGGCGAACTCATCGAGCCGTAGCCCTGCCCAAAACCTAAGACATTCACGCCATCGCCTTGCAGTTGTGTGGCCAACTGGGTCGCGTTCCAGCGGTCAATCGCCACCTGCCGGACGTTGTATTTCTTCGTCAGAGCCATGATGTCGGCCCGCACCTGGTCGAAGTCGGTGACGTTGCCGTGCGTCAGGTGCAACTTCCCCTCCTTCGCCCACTGGTCGTAGGGCACGCGGTCCCGCTTCACCCGCTCCCGCATGTTGTCCTCGGGAATCCAGAAGTGGGGCTCCACCCAGAACGTGCCATCGTCCAACTGGAACAGCAGGCAGAAGCAGGTCGTGTCGAACGTGCTGGCGAGATCGAGGCCCGCGAAACACTCCCGGCCGTCGAGCATGACCGGGCATGGCTTGTTGCCCTGTGCCCAGTGCTCCATGCGCAGCCAGCGCGTATCCTGCTCTGTCCACTGGTTCAGGTGCAGCCGCCGGAAGGTGTTCTCCTCGCTCGGCATATCCTGGGCACGCTTACACCGCACCCGCAGGTCGTCGAGCTTCACGCTCACGCCGAGGTTCGGATTCGCCTTCCGCCAGGTCTCTTCCTTCGTCCAATCGTCCTCGGGATCGGCGGCATAGATCGCAGGCAGGAAGGTCTCGTCTTTGATCGCTCCATCACGCACGGCTAGGGCGTAACGCCAGATTTCCCAGCAGATGCTCTTGCGGTCGAACCCCGCCGTGGTGATCGCCACGCACAACGGCTGCCGCCGGGCTCCGGTGCTCGTGGTCATCACGTCCCACAGTTCCCGGTCGGGCTGGGCGTGCAGCTCGTCGAAGATAATCCCGTGAGCGTTCAGGCCGTGCTTCGTGAACGCCTCGGCCGAGAGTGCCTTGTACGTTGAGTGCGTGTCTTCCCGCACGATGGAATTGCGAAACACCCGCAGGCGGCTCCGCAGCTTGGGCGAGTTCTCCACGCACACCTTCGCCATCTCGAAGACGAGCCGGGCCTGGTCGCGATCAGCGGCGCACGAATAGATCTCGGCCCCCGGCTCGCCGTCGAACATCAACTTCAGGGCGATCCCGGCGCACAGGGTGCTCTTACCGTTCTTGCGGGGGATCGCCAGCAGGCTTGTGCGGTACTGCCGCACCTCGTTTTTCATCGTGCCGAACAACCGGCCGACGTATTCCTTCTGCCACGGCTCCAGCAAAAACGCCTTGCCGCCGAGTTCGCCCTTCGCGTGCGTCAGGTTCTCCTCGAAGAACCGCACCGCGATCTCCGCAGCCTTCGCATCAAGCGAACATGCGGGCGTCGTCTTCGTCTTCTTCGGGCGTTTGCTTTGTGGCAACGATGCCGCTCCTGGCGGATGGTGTTAGCCCAAACTCTTGCTCGATACGGAGCATCGAAGCCGCCAGCTTTGTCATCATCGTGGCGGCTGGAGTGCTTTGCATATATTTGACCTTGCCCTTGTCGTCACGAATAACGAGCACGTCCAACCCGCGACGGCACTGGTCAAGGTATTTCACAAACTGCTCGTGCATCGTGCAGTATCGTGCAATGGTGTCGATGTCGGCGTTTGTCATCACGCCCATTCCAATGAGCTTCGGCACGACCTCGCCCCACTTTGATCTAGCAACTCCCGATACCCAGTCGGGCGGCGTGATGTCATCGCTTGGCGGTATTGGCTCGCTTTTGTTTATCTGCCTTTTCCCCGGGTTTCCCCGCAACAGTCGCAGCTTCGTTGGCTGCGGCTTCGGTCCTCGCTTGCCCATTGGATGCCTCCAGTTCTGCCTTCTTGCCGGTCAACGTCTCCCACCGCTTCACGATTACGTCGCAATACTGCGGGCTGATCTCCATTCCGTAGCACTTGCGCACCAGTTGCTCGGCGGCGATGAGCGTGGTGCCGGAGCCAAGGAATGGGTCGTACACAAGATTTTGCTTGTGCGTTGTTTTGTCGATTGCTTCGGCCGCCAGGGCGATGGGCTTTTGCGTTGGGTGCATGTACGACGCGGCGGCATCCTTCCCAAAAGACCACACGCTGCCGATTCGCTTTCCGCAGATTTCAGCGCCACGATTGAACACCATTGCCATTTCGTGATCAGTGGCGAATGTCCCCTTCAGGTCTCCGATCCCGCCGCCGCCTTTTGCCCAAACGACAAGGTTCGTCATCTTCCCGAACTTACGAACAACAGGAAGCCATTGCTCAAGAACTTTCCACGTCGTCCAGACAAACACCCATCCGCTGCTCGCTCCGATCGCTGGAGAAATCCATCCCGTGAGTATCTTGTCGTCGTTCTCTAGTTCGTCGAACTTCTTTGACTTTGTGCGCATGTTCGACTGGAAGCTCATGCCATAGGGCGGGTCCGTGTGAATCATGTCCGCCTTCGCACCCGCCATCAGCCGCTCGACATCTTCGGCTTTTGTGGAATCTCCGCAGAGCAGGCGATGATCTCCGAGAATCCACAAGTCGCCCGGCTTCGTGATCGGATCGACCGGCGGCTCCGGGATCTCGTCCTCGACGATCTCTTTGTTTTCGTCCTGGTAGAGGTCCGCCGCGTCGGCGAGGTCCGCGTACATCTGCTGGAGCCCTTCGCTGCCGGTGTCTACTTCGCGGAGCAGGGAGTCGAGCGCGACGGCGTTTGTCTCGGCAAGGGCTGCCAGCGGGTCGAGCGACAGGAGGAGCTTGTCCGCCTCGGCCTCGTTGATGTCGAGCACCAAGACCGGCACCTCCTGCTCGGGCGTGGTCTCGGCACGCAGGTGGCCGTCCACAAGCATCAGGGAGCCGTCAGGGAGCTCGCGCGCCAGCAGGGCGTCGGCGTATCCAACCTCGGCCAGGATGCCACGCAGTGCGTCCTGCTGTGCCTTGGGATGCGTGCGCCAGTTTTTAGGGTTTGGCGCAAGGTCGGCAGCACGAACGTTGCGCAGTGCTTTTACTCGGTTGCGGATGTTCATAGATGTCACGATACCCCCCCTGTCAAAACCTGCGGAAACGTACCCACAGCACACAACCGGGGTTTATATACACGCGACCCGTGATGATATATGGCACCCCCCCCTTACCTGGGGGGGG